ACAAGCCTATTAGTTGTAGTTGTTCTTCCTACTGCTGACGCCGACGACGCAGCTATTATTCTTCAAGAAAACAGAGAATGGTTAAAAGACGAATTAGTTGAGTTTATTTCAATAACTTATCCTGGCCTTTCTTACGACGAAACAAAATGTCGGCGTGATATTGGATTCATTATTGACGGTCTGACGTTTGACATTTTATATGGTGGCACTCACGGCATTACGATCAATACGAGAGCATACTTCGTTGGTGCTGCATCACAGTTAGGTGTAGGCGAAACTGCTGCGACAATCGCTACATACAATCATTTAAAGATTATTGTCGACCAGTTAGTAAGAAACGTATTGTTGTCAAATCTTACCGCTGGTGCAAACTTGACAGGCAATAGCGGTCAGTTTGCAACTGGAACAGAAGGCACAATTCTCATTCAGTTATTGACAATTCTTACCGACGCATTATCAGCGGGCAATCTTAACAGTCTTCCCGCAGTTGTAAGACCGAACTTAGTATCTCGTGGCGTTAGCACTGGATTACGTGCTGCTGTAGACGGCATTGAAAGAGAAAGAGAACTTATCATTCTTCAATCTGTCAATTCAGCTAAAAACACAGGAGACACAACAATTTTCTTAAAGAGTGGCGATTATACGATCAATAATCCCATCAAGTTGCCTCCCAAGACTTCAATCATTGGCGACAGTTTAAGAACAGTTACCGTCCGACCCGCTAATGTTGATTCTGACATTTTCTACATGGACAATGGTTGCTACATTTCGCAAATCACGTTCAGAGATCATCAGAATTTTGCTGCTTGCGTATCGTATGATCCTAATGTTGATAGTCCAGGAGCAGGTCCATTTATCGTTCAAAGCCCATACGTTCAGAACTGCACATCGATTACGAACGATGGCGTAGGTATGAGAATTGACGGTTCTAAGTGTAGCGGTCTGAAGTCAATGGTGTGTGACGCATTTACACAGTACAATGCTTCAGGCTATGGCGTGCATCTTCTGAACAGAGGATATGCTCAGTTAGTATCTATCTTTACAATTTCTACTGCCACTGCGATTTTAGCTCAAAGTGGCGGACAATGTTCAATCACAAACTCGAACTCAAGCTTTGGCGACTACGGTTTAGTCGCACAAGGCGCTAGTGATATGATTTATCGAGGCATACTTGACAGCGACTTCAGACTTTATGATGACGTAGTTCAAGTGAATAACATTATTAACTACGACTCATCTGATTTCATTGGAACGTTTGGTGGATTTAAGAAGCCAAATTATGGTGATGTATTAAAGTTCGACTCAGAAGAATATTATTACACAATATTAGATGTCGATTCAGTTGCACCTGGTTCATATAACATTACATTTGAACCTCCTTTGAACCAAGATATGAGAAGAGATCAGACAATTAACTTCTATCAAAGATCGTTAATTAATGCCAGCTCACATACTTTTGAATATGTGGGATCAGGCACCAATACATTTACAGCTATTCCTCAAAATGGTGGTATTCCTGTAAAAGAAAGAGAAGTTGTATATGATTCTGCAAATAACTTAGGACTTGTAGTATTTACAAGTACAGACCAGCTTGGTGACTTTAGAATTGGTAGCGAACTCACGATTAAAAGAGCAGCAGGTAGAATCGAAGGCGAAACTTTCGAAAGATCTCTTTACGCAATTCTTACACCTTACATCTTAGCACTTGAGGGCTAAACATGGCAATTCCATTAAATACTTTTAAAACAACGACAACTGTATTAAAGAAAGGACCATTTATTGGTGACAGTGATGTTGTATACACTGTTCCTAATGGTATTACTACCATTGTTCTTATGGCTCAAGTTGCAAACATTAGCGATGATTCAGCACATACAGTAACACTATCTCATTATAATACAACAACTTTGACTAGAACAGAAGCGGTTAGAAACTTTCTTGTATTACCAAATGATGCAGCAGGCTTGATTACAGGCAAGATGATTGTTGAACAAAATAATCAAGTTCGCGCTGAGTCTTCAAAACAAAATGATCTAAAATTAATCCTAAGCTATTTGGAATCGTTGAATGGTTAGACGAGTATCATCTCTTAGCGGTAGAGTACCTACTAGACCTAGTGATTTACTAGATTCTAGCAGATATATACTTTTAGATCTATCGCAAGCAGAACCAAATCCTGGTAATCCACCGTTTGATGGAGCTGTTTTTACGTCTAATGCAGATGGCACTAGATCTTGGACATCCAGTCTTACACTTAACTCACTTGCATTTAACACAGGCAATCTAGACTCTGCTGGACCGAACGAACTCTATGTTCTTGCTGTCAAAGGCGATCCGTTTGATGGTATAAACGATAGCATCGGTGTAAGACGAATCGATCTAAACGAAATCGTTGAAACTGATACACTCGCAACGGTTACAAGTCGAGGAAATACGACTACTAATGATATAACAGTTGGTAAAGTAACTGCTGATAGTGCAATATTCAATTACAGTGTTACGATTCAAGGCGATTTAGTTGTAAATGGTACAACAACAACATTCAACACTGAAACGTTGACCGTTGAAGATATCAACATTACGATTGCCAGTGGTGCTGTTAATGCTGCTGCTGCAAATAATGCGGGTATAACGGTTGCGGGTGCTAGTGCAACTATTCTTTACATTTCTGATTCTGATGCTTGGAAATTTAACAAAGTTGCTCTTCTTGAAAATGGATTAAGAGTAACAGGAAATACTTTATTACGTGCAAATCTTCAAGTTAATGGCATTACAAATCTTGATTCTACAACAGTCAATCAAAGATTATATGTTTTAGATGTACCAGAGTCTACTTCAAATTCGGCTTTATATTACGATACGGCTACAGGCTTAATTATTCGAAAAACTGTAGTAGAAACGCCTGCTATACCGAATCAAATTCAGATTGCATCAACAAATAATGATCAAACATTCTATCCAGCGTTCGTTGAAGCTACTTCAGGTCCAGACAGTGTAAGAGTTGATACAAATTTAACTTACAATGCATCAACAAATAGACTGACAGCAGGCAGACTCTCGCTTAATCAAATTGCTTTACAAGATGAAGCGATATATGTTCTCACAATAACAGGCGACAGCGTTGGCTATAGAACAGTAACTTCACTAGCCGCAGAAGAACAAGACACACTTGACACAGTTACCAATAGAGGCAATACAACTCTAAACGATATAACTGTAGGTAAAGTCACTGCTGATAGCGCAGTATTTAATAACAACGTTTTAGTCTCGGGCAATCTTACAGTTCAAGGCACTACTACGACCATTAACTCAACCGAGTTGACAGTTGTTGATAAGAACATTATTTTAGCAAAGAATGCGTCCGATGCATTTGCTGCTGACAGTGGTGGTATTACACTTGAAGGTGCAAATGCGCAGATATACTATAAGCAGTCCAATGACGCATGGCACTTCAACAAAGACGTTCTTGTTTTAGGTAGTCTGACTGCTGATTCTGTCACAGTTCAAAAAACATTAACTGTCAATGAACTTACCACACTAGATTCGACCACAATCAATGGTTATCTGAAGCTTAATAATGTTCCTGTTACGACAGCTAGTGTAACTGGACTGTTCATTGATGGCAGCAATAACGTTGTTCAGCGATCAATTGCGGACACTATTTTCTCTGGTATTGCATCAACTCTTACTGTTAGATCAACTGATAGTAACGCATCGTTTTATCCAGTCTTTACCAAGACGACTGGTGGAACCGATAGCGCTAATGTCGATACAGGCTTGTCATATAGACCGTCAACAAATAGATTGACGCTTGGTAGACTGTCGCTCACTCAACTTAATATTGATTCTGGTGCACCATTCTTACTTACACTTCGCGGTGATAGCGTAGGATATAGACCCGTTTCTTCTATTCTTGAAGCAGACACATTAGACACTGTTACAGACAGAGGAAACACTACAACAAATGCAATTACTGTTGGTGATCTTACTGCTAATATTACCAACTTAGATAGCACAACAGTTACAGGTAACTTAAAGTTCACAAATCAATTGTTAGATAACTCAAATCGAAGACTTATTATATACGATTCATCAGGCGCAGTTCTTTGGGGTGCTTAAATCGCATAGGAGATTTTTATGGCAGTTCCAACCACAAGACAACAGCTAATTGATTTCTGTCTTCGACGATTAGGTGAGCCTGTTATTGAAGTAAACGTAGATGTAGATCAAATTGAAGATAAAGTTGACGATGCTTTACAAAAGTTTCGCGACTATCATTATGACGGTACTGTTCGCACTTATAGAAAACATATAATGACTTCTACGGATATATCGAATGAATATATTACATTACCTAGCTCTATCAATTATGTTAGTAGAATTTTTCCTGTATCATCTACTTACGCTTATGATGGAAATTTCTTTGACATTCGATATCAGATGATGTTGAACAACATGGGAGATTTTATTCACTTTGCAGGTGATCTCTCATATATTTTTCAAATGGAAAACTATCTCAGTTTAGTCGATATGACTATGCACGGCACTCCTCAAATCACGTTCTCAAGAAAGCAAAATAGAATTTATATTCATGGCGATATTCCTGATGGTGATATCGTTGCGGGACAGTATATTGTTATTGAATGTTTTGAAGTGGTAGACCCTGAAGTTTACACCAGTATTTGGAATGACACGTTCATAAAAGATTACACCACTGCGTTGATCAAACAGCAATGGGGAATGAATATGTTGAAGTTCGAAGGTATGCAATTGCCAGGTGGTGTTCAGTTCAGTGGTAGACAAATATACGAAGATGCTACGGCAGATCTTGAAAAGATTTCTGAAGATTTAAGAAACTCAAAAGAACTGCCTATTGATTTTCAGATAGGTTGAAATGCCAACTAATCACTATTTTTCACAAGGTAGACTTTCAGAGCAGCGACTATACGAAGATTTAATTATAGAAGCTCTGAAGATCTATGGGCAAGATGTTTACTATCTGCCTAGAGAATTAGTGAATCGTGATGTCATCTTCGGTGATGATTCAGTCTCAAGATTTGAGAATGCTTATAAAATCGAAATGTATATTGAGAACATCGAAGGCTTTGATGGAGACGGTGATCTCTTCACAAAGTTTGGTGTAGAAATTCGTGATGCGTGCACACTGGTTGTTTCAAGAAGAAGATGGAAGAATCTCATTTCTAAGTACGAAACGACAGAGACGAAACCTTTTTATCGTCCGAGAGAAGGAGATTTAATCTTTTTATCTCTGTCGAAATCGATTTTTGAAATTACAAAAGTTGAAGACACGACACCCTTTTATCAATTGAAGAATCTTCCTGTTTTTAGAATGCGTTGCGAATTGTTCGAATATAATGATGAAGATTTTGATACTGGTGTTGATGTAATTGATAATATAGAAAAGTATCACGGTGAGAAGACCGTTCTGACGTTTGATCAATCAGCAATCACAAATGAATTTGAACTTAACGAATTAGTTGAGCAAGTGAATAATACATTCACAATCAGAGGTGAAATTTCAAGTATTGATGCATCTGATTCCGACGCATATAAATTAATCATCACTCACACGAATTCTCTTGATGGTGTGTACAGAACATTTACGACGACAAAGAATGTAATTGGTTTGAGTTCAACAGCACACGGAATACCGTTTGATGTAGGTAGTCCACAAATTGAAGAAGAAGCACAGAACGAACATTTTGATTCAGAAGCTAGTGACATTCTAGACTTCAGAGAATCTAATCCGTTTGGAGATCCAGTATAATGTTTGGTTCACATTTTTATCATCAAAGAATTCGAAAAGCAGTAGCCGTATTCGGTTCACTGTTTAATGACATTTATGTTGTTCGAAAAAATTCTTCGGGATCAACAATCAGTCAGATGAAAGTTCCTTTGTCTTATGCGCCAAAGAGAGACTTTCTTGATCGCATAGACAAAATGTCCGATGGTGAAGATGCTGAACGACAGATTGCAGTAAAACTTCCTCGAATGTCGTTTGAAATTACATCGATGAATTATGATGCGACAAGGCAGTTGCCTAAAATGAATAACTGTATTGTTCCTTCAACATCTTTCGATGGTAGAGCAAGAAAGATATACAGTCCAGTTCCTTATAATATTGAGTTTCAATTAAACGTCTATGCGAAGAGTCAAGATGATGCGTTGCAAATTGTTGAACAGATTCTTCCATTCTTTACACCTCAGTATGTCGTTTCAGTAAATCCAATTCCTGAATATGATTTAGTCGAAGATTCGCCTATCACGTTTACGGGCATCAGTTTTTCTGACGACTATGAAGGACTGCTAGAGGCAAGAAGATCAATCATTTATACCCTCACTTTTGAAATGAAAGTAAATCTATATCGTGATCTCTCTTCGCCGTCGGCAATTATTTTGAGATACGATATCGACTTCTTCAATCTTGAAGGTACCGAATTGTTCACCACTGTTTCTGATAGTGCGAACGTTCCTTACAAAAACTTTGGCACATTGTCAGAAGGATCAACGTTCACTGAAGATGAATTCAAAGTTCGAAATGTTCCACCAAACATTACATCATTCTCTATACTCACACCACCAGCATTTGGTACTGCGAGTGTAAATCTTGGCGGCACTTTGACAACTGTCAATGGTGTTGTAATCGCAAAAGGATCTTGGACTTACACACCAGATTCAGATTATCGCGGTCTTGATACATTCAAAGTTGCTATCAATTACGGTCAAGATAGCGCTCATTTTGATGTTGATGTAAATGTTGTTGTTGCGAGCATCAAAGATGCGATTGACGACACAATTTCTGTTACAAGTGGTGCGCCATTAGACTTTTATGTAACAGGAAATGATACATTATCTGGTCCTGCATTCTACTCAATTGCGTCTGGCGGAGAACCCGAGAATGGTACAATTACTGTCCTTAATTCAGCTACAGGATTCTTTAGGTATACACCTAACGCAGGATTTACTGGAT